TAAAACTTTCTAATGGGGAAGAGATTATAACTGTGATTAGTTCTGCTGATAAGAGTAGACCTTATATAGAAGTCAAAAACCCATTACAAGTTAACTTATATCCAAAATCACTAGATGGTGGTTTTGTAGAAAGTATGGCGTTATCACGTTGGTTAACTGTAAGTGAAACTCAGATTGCAAACTTAAACAAAACCAGTATTGTTGCTATATCAGATGCATCAATTGGTCTTGCAAGATTCTACGAACATTGTGTAAAGAAGATGACGTTGAGTGATAATGGTCGTGTTTGGGATGAGCCTTCTGATGAAGACTTACAACGTATTGAACAAGAAGAATATGATAATCTTATTCCATTTCCAACCAAAGACACTATACATTAATTCATTCTCAAACCCTACATAGGGATAATACCGTCTTGTCAAGGGAAAGTCAAGACTTTTTTGAAAATAAATTGATATTAATTTACTTCTTGACAATCACCTTTGTATAAGGTATGATGTACTTAAATTATGGGAAAGACTCATGGCAATAAAACCAAAGAATAAACCACATTATGTAAATAATAAAGAATTCCTTCAAGCTATGGTGGAGTGGAAAGAGCGATGTAAAGTTGCTGCAAGTGAGGGTAAACCTCAACCACCCATTACAAACTATATTGGAGAATGTTTTTTAAAGATTGCAAACCATCTATCGTACAGACCAAATTTCATCAATTACACATATAGAGATGAAATGATATCTGACGGTATTGAAAACTGTTTGCAATATGTACACAACTTCAACCCAGAGAAATCAAACAATCCATTTGCTTATTTTACACAGATAATATATTATGCATTTCTTAGACGTATTCAAAAAGAAAAGAAACAGTCTCATGTGAAGAACAAGATTATCGAAAATATGACAGTAGACGAAAGTTTAATTGATGCAAATGATATGGGTAATCCATTCGTGGATTATTTACAAAAGAATTTTTTACCAGAAGAAGATGTTTACAAACCTAAGAAAAAAGCAATCAAACCAAAAGGATTAGAATTATTTTATAATGAAGATAGCACTGATAACTGATACACACTTTGGTGCTCGCAATGACAGTTTAGCCTTTAACGACCATTTCTACAAATTCTGGAGAGAGGAATTCTTTCCGTATTTGGATAAACATGGTATTGATACGGTTATACACTTGGGCGATGTTATGGATAGACGTAAGTTTATCTCATATAAGATTGCAAAAGACTTTCGTGAGCAGTTCATAATGCCTATCGTAGATAGAAATATTACGATGCATATGATTGTGGGAAACCACGATACTTACTACAGGAACACCAATGAGATTAACTCTCTCTTTGAATTACTTGGTGGGCCTGGAGATGAGAAATACCCCAACATTAAATGTTATGACCACCCATGTACTGAAGAGTTCGATGGTGTTGGTATTCATTTGTTACCTTGGATTAACGAGGGTAACTATGAATCTGTCATGAGAGGTATTCAAATGACTTATGCAGATATCTGTATGGGTCACCTAGAAGTAAATGGATTTGAAATGCACGCTGGACATTTTTGTGATGGCGGTTATCCTAAAGAGATGTTTAGAAAGTTCGACACGGTTTTCACTGGACACTTCCATAAGAAGTCAGATGATGGTCACATTTATTATCTTGGTAACACATACCAGATGACATGGAGTGACCACAACGAAACAAAAGGTTTTCATATCTTTGATACGGCAACCAGAGAACTTGAGTACATTCAAAATCCACATACAATCTTTGCAAAGATTTATTATGATGATTCCCAGACAGATTATTCTACAGTTGACGTAGAACAATATGAAGAAAAGTTTGTAAAACTTATTGTTGTAAACAAGAAAGATTTATATGGATTTGATAAGTTCCTTGATAGATTGCTTGCGGTTAAGACGCATGAGGTTAAGATTGTCGAGGACTTTTCAGAGTTAGATGCAGAGAATGTATCTGATGAGATTATTGAGAACGCACAGGATACTACAACCCTCTTAGAGAGGTACATAGATGAGTTAGAGGTTGATATTGATAAGAACCGATTGAAAAGTACAATGCGTACTTTGTATCTTGAAGCAAATGATTTGGAGTTATAATTGATTACATTTAAGTATGCAAGGTGGAAAAACTTTCTATCGACAGGTAACACGTTTACCGAAATACAACTAGATAGAAACCCATCAACTTTGATTATTGGTGAGAATGGTGCTGGTAAATCCACTATTCTTGATGCACTATGTTTTGGATTGTTTGGTAAACCGTTCAGACAAATCAGTAAGAACCAACTTATTAATACAGTCAATGGCCAAGGTACGGTTGTTGAAATAGAATTTGAAACACAGAATAAACAATGCAAAGTAGTTCGTGGGATTAAACCAAATACATTTGAGATTTGGGTAGATGGTAATATGATAAACCAAAGTGCAAACGCAAGGGATTATCAAAAGCATCTAGAACAACAAATCTTGAAGTTGAACTATCGTTCATTTACACAAGTCGTGATTCTAGGGTCATCGACATTTATTCCTTTTATGCAGTTGAAGTCACAGGCAAGAAGGGAAGTTGTAGAGGACATTCTTGACATTAAGATATTCTCGCTGATGAATTTAATTCTGAAAGGTAAGGTGAAATCTCTAAACACAGATATCAGTGAGAACAAATACCAAGCAGACCTACACAAAGAAAAGGTAGAGTTACAGGAGAAATACATTGAGGATATTGAAAGGAATAAGGACACTCTTCTATCTCAAAAGACAACTCTTAGAGATGGTAATGAAGAGGAAGTGTTCACTCGCAACGCAGAGGTCAAAAGAATCACGGAAGAGAACCAGACCCTTTTAGATGCAATGTCTAGTGAAGATAAAGCCATAGAGAAAAGAGATAAACTAAAAGACATACAGTTCACGTTGAAAGACAAACAGGTTCGTCATGAACGTATGATAACATTCATGCAAGAGAATGATGACTGTCCTACTTGTGAACAATCTATTAGTGAAGACTTCAAAGCAAAGACTATATCACAAAGAACTGAACAGGTCAATGAACTTACTACAGGTCTACTTCAGATGAAGACTGAAATGGATAAGGCAAATGGTAAATTAAAAGAGTTCAAGGATATCGCAAAGGTTATCAATGACAATTCAATCAAACTTGCAAAACTCAACAGTGGTATTACTGAACTAGAAAAATTCAATGCTACACTAATTGAAGAGATACGTCAAATAGAAAGTGGAGATGTTACGAAAACAGACTATGAAAAACTTGACAATCTCAAAAAAATGTGTTATAGTCTAGATTCAACCAAGTCAAAGTTAAAAGAAGATATGTTATATTATGATGTTGCAAAGAATCTATTACAGGACACTGGCATCAAGACTAAGATTATCAAACAATATCTTCCTATCATGAATAAGTTGATTAACACATATTTGTCTTCTATGGATTTCTTTGTCAACTTTAATATTGATGAGAACTTCAATGAAACAATCAAGTCACGCTTTCGTGATGTGTTTTCATATGCAAACTTTTCTGAAGGTGAGAAGATGCGTATTGACCTTGCATTACTCTTTACTTGGAGAGCTATTGCAAAGATGAAGAATTCAACGAATACTAATCTATTGATACTTGATGAGATATTCGATAGTTCGTTGGATGCAACAGGAACAGATGATTTCCTAAAGATTTTGAATACGTTTGATAAAGAGAATGTGTTCATCATTTCACACAAACAGGATATGTTGATTGACAAATTCAGAAGTGTGGTTAAATTTGAGAAAGTAAAAAACTTTAGTAAGGTAGCATAATATGAATCAGAGTGAACGGTTTTATGAATTATTAGAAGATATGAAGACAACTCATAACGCAAAGCGTCATGACTACGCAAGTACAGATGATGTGTTTGCAAACTTCAGAACTTGTGAGATGGCAGGCATTCCAGCATGGAAGGGATGTTGTGTTCGTATTGGAGACAAGTTTAGTCGTATCATGGGTTTCGCAAAGAAAGAAAAGTTAGAGGTCAAGGATGAGAGTATTAAGGATACTTTGATTGATATGGCAAACTATGCTTTGATTGCACTGATTCTTTATGAGGAAGAAGATGGGAAAAAGAAGTAATTTTGAACGTGTTGAACGAGATTATTATCCAACACCATATCATGCATTTGAACCATTAATTCCACACCTACCACAGAAACCATTTACATTTTGTGAACCATGTGGTGGTGACGGTAGACTGATTGACCACATTGAGAAACATCTTGGTATATGTGACATGGCATCTGATATTGAACCTATGGATGACAGGGTATCTAAGAAAGATGCATTTGATATAGACCATGTAAGTTCGCAGTTAATCATAACTAATCCGCCTTGGGATAGAAAACTATTACATAGGATGATAGACCACTTTTCACCAATGAAACCAACATGGTTGTTATTTGATGCAGAATGGCCTAACACGATACAGAGTATTCCATATATGGAGAAGTGCAAAAAGATTGTAAGTATTGGTCGTGTTATGTGGTTTGGTGGTACAAGCGGTAAAGATTCATGTGCATGGTATCTCTTTCACGACACACCAAAAGTCACCCCTACAGAATATTGGGGTAGAACACCAAAAAAAGTTGCTAATTTAGAAAAGTTTTTGTAAAAACCTCTTGACATTTGTTATTAAAACAAGTATACTGTATAAGTAAGATGAGGTGATTCGGTATGGTAATTCATGTTTTTGGTATGACAGATGAACAGGTGCAAAGGGCATCTCGTATCTGGGATATCGACTTTGTGCATAGATGGCATGACCATCGTTCACATGGTGACATAGATTGGGATACTGACACTTTAATATTCGCTGGTCGAACTTCTGATGACAGAATATCTGATTGGAGTTGGCAAGACCAAGAATTAAATTGAAAAAAGTTCTAAAAACATCTTGACATTTGTTATTAGAACGTATATAATGTAATAGTAAAGTGAAAAAACGGAGAAATATATTATGGCACATGAACTTGAAATCGTAAATGGTGAAGCACAAATGGCGTATGTCGGTGATTTACCTTGGCATGGACTTGGTACTAAAGTTGAGGCAGACCTCACACCAGACCAATTCCAAAAGGTTGCTGGACTTGATTGGACAGTAGAGAAACAACCACTTGTTACATCAACAGGTGTAAAAATCAAAAACAAAGAAGCGTTGGTTCGCTCTTCTGACAACTCTGTATTAGATGTTGTTGGTACAGGTTGGAATCCTGTGCAGAACTCAGAAGCGTTTGAATTCTTCCATGAGTATGTAATGGCTGGTGACATGGAAATGCACACCGCTGGTTCACTCAAGGATGGTCAGATGGTCTGGGCACTTGCAAAGTGTAAAGAATCATTTGAGTTATTCAACGGTGACGTTACAGAGAACTACTTCTTGTTCTCAAACCCACATCAGTTTGGTAAAGCGATTAACATTCGTATGACACCAATTCGTGTTGTGTGTAACAATACTCTAACATTGTCTCTTTCACAGAATGCAGATAAGATGGTAACGGTAAATCACCGTAAGGCATTTGACCCTGCTGAAGTAAAAGAACACATGGGTATTGCAAATGAGAAAATGCAAGAATACAAATCAATGGCTGCGTTTCTTGGTTCTAAGAAAGCAACAGGTGACAATGTAATTCAATACTTCAATGAAGTGTTTGGTTCGCCTGCAAAAGAGAAAGTGGAAGGTGTTCTACCGTTCACAACTCGTAACGCAAAACTTGCCCATGAAAACCTTGATGTTCAGCCTGGTGCTGAGTTCGCACAAGGAACATGGTGGACTGCATTTAACTCAGTCACTAACATGAC